ATCACGAATCTCTCCAGTATCTGCGTTATAGACAAGTTTATTTCTATAACGATTCATTACATCACGAAGATATTGCTCTGCCTTAATTTTTGGAAGATTGCCAACATCAATGTAGAAAATTCTACGTTCTGGAGCACGAGACAATCTATAAATTACAAGTGAATCTTCAATCATTCTAAGTTGATTGAGTGCTTTAATTGCTTTATGTAAGTATGACAATACAGTTTGTCTATTTCTATCGACTAGACCAGATGTAATGTATGTCACAGAATCTTTTGATAGTCTTACCATTCGGGCATCATTTTTATATGTTCCCGTTGCAGTCTGATTTGATCCAGTTTGTAGAGCAGAGTTTGGATTATAGATATAAAACTCCTCCAATTCTGGAGTAACAAAATCAATACTATTATCTTTGTTTATGATAGTATTGAGAGTTCCAGTTAGTGTCTGTTTATTGTTTTTTAATTTTCTTACGTATCTTATTTTTAGAGGATCGATATATCTTACTTCCTTAATACCCTCTGATGGTTTTGTTACGTCAATAACTTTGTGATAATATAATCTTCCATCAATATACCAATTTCTAAAAATTTCATGGGCTTTCTTGTCGAAATCCATGATTTCTTTAATATACTTAAATTCTTCCCTAATTGCTTCTTTGAGTTTATCCGATGCAGGGAGATTTGAAAGTTCAATCTCTACAGGAGAATCATTCAAATCCGAAACAATTGCCTCATCTACAATATCTTCAATGGCACTATCACACTCTGGGTGTAGTGCCATTTCACGATATCTTCTTACTAAATCTTGTTCATTTTTATATACGCCTTCAATGTCTACATATTGGCCATAAAATCCACTGGAAATATAAAAATCTGACTTATCCTCATCATTTTGAGGAACTGGGGAAAGAATCTTATCAGAATCATCTCTCCCCTTATCCTCAAATTTGTAACCAAATAATTTAGGCATTTTTTCAAAAATTAGACGTTTTTAGTATTTATATTACTTCAAATCATTGCTCAGTTCCAAGTCCTTCTAAGATAGATGCTCCAGTAGCATCAAGAGCATCATACCATTGAACCTGTAAATCAACAGTAAATTCTTCAATGGAATCTGCACTATCATATGAAAGTTCAATAGCACTTATTGAAGTTGGGAAAACACCGTAAAATCTATAGGATTTTAAAATTGGAATTTGAGAACCTGTTGTAGGAGCTGCACCAGAATCCGATGCTTGACCTGCTAGACCTCTTCCCATTTGGTGAACCATCATATTAACTTGATAAGCAGCTGGAGTAATTACACCAGCATTATCATCATGTCTATTCATATAGTTCATCCACTTTTCAAAGGCATTTCTAATTTTAAAGTTTGTGTCATTAATAACTGTAATTGTCCATGGATCGAAAGTTCTATCTCCAGCAATTTTTAAGTTTCTTCCTCTGAAAGGAATATCAATCACATTAATATTTGAAGCGGGAAGACTTGCTGCTTTAATCATAAAACTATAGTCTTCATCTACAGTAACTCCAGATAATCCCGCTGGAAATGAAATTTCGCATTCAAATAGGTTTGGTCTTGCACCACCACCAACTAGTTTACTTTTAAAATCACTTAAAGTTCTTTCATTAAAGTTTGGTAAATTTCTTGTGTCTGCCATTTTTAGATACCTGTATTAAATGTGAAATTAAACAGTTCCGACTACTTCGGAGAAGCTTACGCCAGTACGGGTGGCAACAAATGTCAAACCAATAAAGTTAATGGACCTTGCTGGTTTTACAAAAATATCTGCCTTAAATTGATTTGAATCAATCACATCTGGGGTGTTATTTGAACCATCACAAATCACCAAAAATTCAGTGATTCCTCTCTTTGACTTTACATCACGTAAATATGGTTCAACAATATTAATAAAGTTTGTTCTTGTGATTAAATCATTAAACTCAAATAATTGTGCTCTTGCAGCTTTTTCAATTGATTTTTCTAATGTCAAGAACAAACGACGAACATTAATTCTATCGAATGCAGAAGGATAACCCAATGCAGTCTTGTCTCCAAATAGAATAATTCCAGAACCAGGTGAAGCAATTACTGGATTTATTCTCTTAGAATATAGAAGATCTCTTTGAGTTTGTGATGGATTGTATGCAAGTTTAATTGCATTGTTCAATGCACCTCTCGATGCACCTGCTGGAGAGAACCAAGGATAGTTATTTTCCGAAGTTCTTGCCATTAGGCCAGCAATATCAGCATTTGTTGGTAAATATACAAACTTATTATTGAATCTATCTAGAGTATATTTAAATCCAGTGTCAAATACTGCATATGAAGATGAAGATAGAGGCTCATAGAATTCAATAATTTTATTTGTTTGTGTATTTGAGTTTGGTTGATTTACTACATCTGCTTTATGTGGTGAAATACACGCAATACAATCTTTTCTTTGTTCTGCAACAGAAATTAGTGCATTTGCTTTTGCTTGAGATTCATAAATTGTTGCACCACCAGAAGGTCCTTGAATAATGAAGTCTAATGAATATTCTGCTGGATTTGTAAACTTCTCATACGATGTAATAATATTTGCCAATGTTGCAGACATTCCACCAGAATTACTATAATCACTACCAGAAGTTAAAGTGAACGTCTTATTTCCAGAAGTGCTAAATTTGACGGACTGTGCTGCTGAACCCCAAGTACCAGACTCAAGAGTATATGCTTTTACATTTGCTGTTGATGGAATCAATGAAGATGAATAAGCATTTCTAACTGTACCAGCATAAACATTTGCAGAATTACTTTCTAGGTATGTTTTGTAGTAAACTGCTTGAGATGGACTTATTCTGGCATCAGATGCTTTTGATAAAAATGCATACTTTTCAATTATGTTTGATGCACTTCCAGTTATTTTTCCAGAGTCGTCAACTACTACAATATGTACCTCATCATTTTTTGAGCTTCTTTCTAATGCATATTGTGATGTTCCAGGTTTTGCTGCAATATTTTTCCAGTAGATTGTTGCATTTGACAATCCAAGAGTTTGTTGGTCATACCAATCAGAAACTCCCAATCCTCCAGTAAAGGAAGAAGTTGTGATACCAGAATTGGTTACAACATTGATTGTCTCGGCAGTACTAAATGAATATGTATTGCTTCCCTCTCCTGGGTTTTTGTAATCAATTGGTTCAGAAACACCAGCAAGAGTTACTCTATCTACTACTTTAACACTAATTTTTTCGTTTCCTACTTCAGTGATAATTCCTCTAATGAATCCCTCAAAGGAAGTAACTACTCCACCACTAGCATATTGTGCTGATACTCTTTGTGTTACAGCAAGTCCAACAGCAACTGTTGTTGGGGTTGTTACTGATGATGTTTGTGAGAATGTAAAGGATGCTCCGTTTAATACCGAAGTATTTGTTGAATTTTGACTTAAGGTTACAGTACTTGAACCAATAGAAGCAATAGTTGTTCCTGTAAGGAAGTATGCTGTGTCAATATTATTTCCAACTGATAAAGAGGAAGTTGTAATTCCAGTAATTAAATTGGTTGTGATTCCCAAATTACCTGTTTTTGTTCCAATAGTGGTTACTACAGTAGATTGAACAGCAGTAGTTCCAATACCAGTAATAATTTGGTCTGCATGAGCATCAATAACACAAACCTTTAATCCATTTCCCCAAGTTCCTGGAGTTTTTGCTGCATATTCCCAGGTACTATCATTGATGTGATTATTTGAGAAATCTTCTTCTGACTCTATTTTTAAAGTCGATAGTCCATCTGAGTTTGCATTATACAGAGTTGGACCATCTGCTCTAACAACTCTTAATACACCACCATAAGATAAGAATGAAGATGCTGATAACCAGTACTCATTTTGACCATCCTTTTCTGATGGCTTACCGAAAATTTTTAATAAATCTTGCTCTGTTTCTACTAAAGTCGGAACATTTATTGGTCCTTTTTCGAATGGACCAGCAAAAGCACCAACTTGGTTTGTAACTGCGTCAATTCTGCCAATAGTTAAGTCAACTTCTCTTATTTTTACACCAGGTGATACTAAATTTAACGCCATTTGTTTCCCCTCTTGAAGAAGTTCATTTAGTCTAAAAGTATTTATTATTTACTAACTTTATATTGGGGAAACTACCAGTGAACAAATTACCAGTCTGGATACTCCCATTTATCTATTATTTTATGCGAAGTTTTCCTATTTTCCTGTATTCTTTTTATGGTGCAGGTTTTACATTCATAAGAGTATGCGGATGGGATACTGCCTCTTCCTTTACGAGTCAAGTAAAACCCATCAATTAAATCTTTAGTTTCTTTGCATACCCTACAAGTTCTTTCAGTTAAAAATAGATATTCCCGTTCAAATTGTTCTTCTAAGTCCATTTATCTGTAATCCCACATATATGCCATATCTCCATACTCATCAAGATGCCACGTTGGACAATTAACCAAGATAAAATCACTAAGCACATTGCTAAGTCATCATTGCATCCATCTTCTGCTTCAAATGATTGGTTGCGTTGAATGAATGTAGTTAATTCACTAATAACATCGTAGTCTTTTATTATTATCTTATCATCTTCAATAATTGTTTTTAAGTTAGAGCACCCAACTTTTTTAACATTTTTTGACATCTTCACACCAAGTTGAGATTTCTTCCCAGAGAATCCCTGACCAACTAACTGACCTGCACGACCTCTCATCGCACACATTAAAAGATTACTATATTCTAAATCGAAATGAAGCATATTGGATACCTGTTCACCAATATCATTGACCTCAACAAGAACATATGAATTATTATATGCTCTTGCAACTTTATCGATAATTGATGGGAATAAAATTGGTTTTATATCATTGTCCCTATATTTTGCTACAAGTTTATATGGGAATGTAGTAATGTCAACGACAATAAATGCAGAGTAATCTTTTCCTGTTCCTCTAGCAACGTCAACTGTCATCATATAATTGTGGTCTTTTTCTGGATGTTCATAAACATCAAGACCTTTGTTTGAAGTCAATGGGTCTTCATAAACCATTGAACGGAGTTTTGATGGAGCAATTAGAGTATCAACCGAACCTAGGAATTCGCATTCAAACTCCTGAGTGAACTGACGTTCAGAAGTATTCCTGATTGTCTCTTCTTTCCAGGCAGCATCTCTACCAGGAACAGCACTCCAGTGAACTTCTAATGGAATATAACCATTCCTACCCCTCTCAGCATCGTGCCAGAGTTTGTAGAACATATTCATCCCGTTAGGGGTTGAAATGATAATAACTTTGGTTGATTTACCAGAAGAAATGGTAGGATATACAGAACTGAAGAACTGCTCTGCAATATGATTTGGAATGAACGCAAATTCGTCCAGGAAGATAATATTAAATGAGTTCCCTCGAACAGCAGATGATGAGGTAGATGCTGCTACAATTTTACTACCATTCTCAAGTTCGAGAGAACCTTTATTCCAAGAACCAACACCTTGTTGTAAC